GCTGGCAAGACGTTACCCGATCAATGATGACTGAGAGCGCAGCGGCTGACTATACCTACATTCGCCCATCGCGCAGGTTCATCGGTGCTGGTCTGTATCTGCCCTCGTTGCGTACTGACGCGCTCGGCGGTCTGGCTGTTGGCTTCGACACATCCGGCTCTATGGGGCCAAGCGAGTGCAATCAGATCGCTGCTGAGTTGCAAGCTATCGTGGACGACCTGCAACCTGCGTTCGTTGAGGTTATCTACTGCGACAGCCGTGTTGCCAGCGTTCAGCGTTTCGAGCGTGACGAGCAGTTAGTATTGAAACCCAAGGGCGGTGGCGGTACACGCTTCGAGCCTGTGTTCCAGCACGTCATGGAGTCAGGCGAGTATTACTGCGGCATGATTTATTTCACCGACATGGAGGGCGACTTGGACGAGTGCACTGACCCCGGCTTCCCTGTCATCTGGGCTGACATCGGTCGTTACCATCCTGAGCCCCCGTTCGGTAGTCGAGTAGAAGTTCCACTGTAATTAACCGGAGTAAATCATGGCGTCATTTGAACGCGAAGTTATGAACCGCTTGGTGCGTATCGAGAGTAAGTTGGTGCGTGGGTTCGAAGAGTTGGGAGTCAATATCGATAAGGATACTGACTGGCTGACGATCGACGACAACGCTCGGCTTGTCTATATCTCGACGATGGGACGGTCGATGACCGTCTTGCTAAGCGACATGGCGCGTGCTGGTGCGACGCATGTGGGTAAAGAGTACGAGGTTATCCACAAGGGCGAGGTCGTCGGCACAGTCATATTCCAACCCATACTGTAGGAGCAATAATGCGTCGTACTATCATCACAATCTGGCTGCGGCGTATTCGCAGCGCGTTCGTAAAGATGTTTGGCAACCCGTCCGCGCGGGTAATCGCGGAGCAAGAACTGGCTGATGCACGGCGGTATCTGCTGTTGAATCAATCAGCAGCGGAGTATCACACACAAATGAACGTGTTCTACCAGAACACAATTTTACGACTAGAAAAATATCTGAAGGAGCATCCATGAACGATTTATTCTTTTTGTTACTGGGCGGTGGTGTATTTTTTATCGCCCTGTATATGGTTGACATGTTCAAAACCAAAACATCCGACTGCGACCATACTTACGACCAGTGGAGCCGCATATACGAGGTAAAGAATTATATCGTGCAGGAGCGGTATTGCGAGAAGTGCGGCGTAGCTGAGATACATAAAGTGAGGGTGGAATGATGGAAATCCTACTTAACTTATTCATAGCGTTTTTATTCGTCGTACTTACCCTCTGTGTTTGGGGCGGGTTTCAGATCATTAGGCGTCCTCCCGGATATTGCGAGCACGAGTTTGGTAAATGGGATGATGCAAACAGTGAGGCTCAGTACCGCACCTGTGCCAAGTGCAACCTGAAAGAACGGCGATGGGTATAGCGTTCATTAAAGCCGGCATCTTCGTGGCAATGATGGGGGTTGTCATGTTTATTGTCGGCATGATTACTTACTTGGTGCTGTCCGCTTGGGAGGAAGAAAATGACTAATAGAGAAAAATGGGCAAAGATATTACCAATTATTCAGGCGTTTGTTGATGGCAAACCAATACAGTGCAAAGATTATGGAGGGCGGTGGGTTACAGCAGATAGCATCTACAGTGCTATGTCTAACTACGACAAATATAGACTGACTCCACCAGACATGGTTCAGGGAATATGGTCTGTAGATTATGAGTACGTAGAGCCGGGCTCAGTTAATGGCGTGGTTCATACAGGGACTATGCAATGGGAGGCAACTAACGAGGATGTGCCACCATGGCCTACTAGTCGCGGATATAAAATTTTCTTAGGAACAGAGAAGTTCGTACCAAAGGATGAGCCATGAATAACGACTTAGACTTGACCATGGAACGACACAAGGTCGAAGCGGAGCAGGGGTGGCGGGAAGAGATGGATATCATTCCATGGATTAAGTTCCCTGCACACTGGGAGGTGCAGGTCATTCCACCGTTCGGCAATGCCTCAGTGCGGTTCAGAGTGAAACTACCTTCTGGACGAATTAAGTCTGTGTACCTCGACACTAGGAGCGCATTGGGGCTGTACCTTACAGATAGTGGTGATGGGTTGCAGCCATATTGGGAAGTATATCCAGTGCAAGGTGATACGGGTCGGTGTCACAAGGATGACGTTGACGAATTACTTAAGATGATTGAGGATGAGTCATGAACCTGTTCAAGAAAAAATGCTTCTGCGGACACGACACTTTGCCCGGATTCCACGACAAGAAAATATGCGTGGACTTAACAGATGGGATTCGCGTAATGACTGAGGCTATTTACAACAAAGATTATGTGCAGCTTCTTATATCGCCCGAAGAGTGGGATGCGTTCGCGTTCTGGCATAGCAGCATTAAGAGTTACAAAGACGCACTTACCAAAGCAGCGCAGCTTGACTTGTGCGAAAAATGGATGGAGGATAGGTACGAATGAAACTTAGATACGTAATCTTATTCCAGACCATAACGTGTCTGGTGTGCTACTACACAGCCAAAGAGAAGATAGACGAGGCGTATATGACCGGCGTGCGAGATGGCGTCGCTGTCGCCAAGAAGTACGTCATGGACCGAGACAAGGTATGCCCCGGCTGGCTGTTCCAATCAACTCTTAAGGAAGCAAAGGTGAAAATATGCGGCAAAAAGTCCGCTGGCTGAGTAGGTCGCTAATAGTTGGACCATATCTGGCTATTTGTTTTACAGAAGATGAGTTCAGAGGTATTCTTAAATACTTGGAGATTAAGCATTACGAATGGCCGCAGTGGATTACACCCGGCGCAGACGCTACGACGCATACACTTGGGTACAAGAATAAGATATCAACAGTTATCTGCATACACATACCACCAGAGATGGACCCGGTAGCTGTTGCAGGACTGATGGTGCATGAAGCTGTGCATGTGTTTCAGCGGTACTGCCAGAGCATAGGTGAAGATGAGCCTAGCTTAGAGTTTGAAGCGTATTCTATTCAGCACATATCTCAGCAATTCATGTGGGAGTATGTTGACTACTTGAAGGAGCAAGAAGATGCAGCGAAGAAAAAGCGGTCGAATAGAAATAAAAGGCGTGCTTAAGACACCGCAAAGTCGCCACACTATAAAAGAAAAGAAACTGTTTGATTATCTTATGCGTAAGTACAAGTTACGTGACGATGCAGCACTGGCTGATTTTTTATATACGTCACCATCCGTCATTAGCCAAGTACGAAACGATAAGATACCATTTAGCCATAGACTGATTCTTACTACTTACGACAAGACCAAGCTGTCGATCGAAGATATACGACAGATGGTGAGGGAGGATTGTGATGAGTAGCTGCAAACATGAATGGGCTTATATAGGCAGCAAACGACAATCGCTGTGGCGGTGTGTATATTGTGAATTGTTGCGCTCAGATGACCCACACGCAAAACGCCCGCGCATTGTGTTCCCTACAGCCCTACGAAAAATGTGGAGTGGTAGTGAAGTACAGGCATGGCTAGATGAGCATGTGAATAAGGAAACCACATGAGATTTGAAGTCTACGACGAGGACAATAAACTGTTCCGCAAGTTCTGGACGCGATGGGAAGCTGCTAGATTTCTACAGCCGGGGTGGAAACTGGTGGAGAAAGCTAAGCATCGTGATACTAAACCAACCCCGGAGTCACATGGAAAGGCACTGTGGTGAGCATCAAACATAAAGCGCATAGACTGGCAGACAAACTGAGGCATATGCCACGTGATGAACATGACTTGGAAGCTGCCAGATTGTTAGAACGCATGGCACTGGTTTACGACGTAGCACAAGAGATGGTGTTTGCCCGCACAAACGAGCATAGCCGCGCGGCTTACGCTGAGATGATCGACTTAATCAAGGGGAAGCAAATTGACTAAGCATAGACACGCTGATCTCATCAAAGCATGGGCTGACGGGGCTGAGATAGAGACATATTCCAAACGGCATCAGCGGTGGATGCACACACCACGCCCTGCATGGCACGAGGACTCTGAATATAGACTTCAGCCTTCAGCGATTATCTGGGAGGCGCGCATGGAGTATCGAAAGGATGTAGTCCATGCGTTTATATACGACGTTCCGAATCTTAGATTGTCCTTTGACCGAGATACTAAAAAACTTATAAAAGCGGAGGTGCTTGCGTGAACATACTTACAGTCGATTTCGAGACTTACTACGACAAGGATTACTCCCTGTCCAAAATGCAGACTGATGAGTACATACTAGACCAGCGGTTCGAAGTCATCGGTGTGTGCGTAAGTGTTAACGATGAAGAGCCTGAGTGGTTCTCTGGTACGTTCGACGAAACCCATGACTGGCTATGGGGTAACTTCGACTGGGTGAACTCTGCCGTGCGCTGCCACAATACACTGTTCGATGGGTTCATCCTGACGCAGCGGTTCGGCATTCGTCCTAAGCTCTGGATGGATACATTGGCACAAGCTCGGATGATAAAGCCTTACCTGCCATCTCACTCACTTGCTGCCATGGCGAAGTACTACAAGCTGCCCGACAAGGGCAACGCTGTGATGAATGCTCTGGGTGTTAATCGTGAGATGTTTACCCCTGCAGGGATCAGGAACTACGCCGAGTACTGCGTTCACGATACGATTCTCTGCCGTGAGATCGGGCTTAGGATGGACCCGTTCACACCGCCACTGCACGCGCGACTGATCGACATGACGGTGAGGATGTTTACTGAGCCGCTGTTCGTCGGAGACGAAGCCAAGATGCAGGAGTTGTTTGATAAGGAAGTCCGGCGCAAGGACGATCTGCTGGCTGAGGCCGGTACGACTCGTGAATCGCTGATGTCCAACGGCTTCTTCGCAGACTTACTCAGGCAATATGGTGTCGAGCCGCCGATGAAAACCAGCAAGACGACCGGCAAGCCTACGCTGGCACTAGCCAAGTCAGACAAGGAATTCACCGACCTGCTTGACCACGACAACCCACAGATTCAAGCACTCGTCGCCGCACGTCTGGGCGTCAAGACAACGATCGCTGAGACGCGCGCCGCCAAGTTCGTCAGCATGGCCAAGCGAGGCCCACTGCCGGTGTATCTGAACTTCTGGGGCGCCAAGACCACCGGGCGGTACTCAGGGGGCAATCAGGTGAACTGGCAGAACCTGCCGGCGCGTGGCCCCAGTGCGGGGCTGCGGGAAGCTTTGCTGGCTCCGGCGGGACACTCTGTGCTGGTGGGCGACTCGTCCAACATCGAGCTGCGCACGGTCATGGCTCTGGCCGGCCAGACCGACGTGCTGGATAAGCTACGCAACGGTGTAGATTTGTACTGCGACTTTGCCAGTCAGTTGTTTGGCAGGACGATCACCAAGGCAGACAAGGCTGAACGCTTCCTCGGCAAGACGGCGATGCTCGGGCTGCAGTACGGCGCAGGAGCCCCACGGTTCAAGGAAATGGTACGTCTCGCCGCGCGCACAGACCCGTCGATTAAAGAAATCGACATCAACGAGGCGTACAGGGTTGTTGATCTGTATAGGAACGTCCACCCGCAGGTCGTCGCATTATGGGAGCGGTGTCAGCAGGTCATCTTGCCGGATATTGCAAATGGGTGTAGTCTTACTCACGTCGATGTCAACGGCTGGTTTATCACCCAGAAGGATGGCTTCGGCAGACCGGGGGAACCCGGCGTTGTTTACAAAGACCTGCAGTACAGCCACAGTGCAAAAGAGTGGACGTACCAGATGGGTAGACAACGAGTACGTATTTACGGACCGAAAGTGGTCGAGAATTTGTCGCAGCACGCGGCTATGTTGATCGTTATGTGGCAGACCGCACGCATTAACGAGAAGCTGCCGATCAAGCTGTCAGTCCATGATGAAGCAGTGACGATTGTGAGAGATGAAGTATTAACTGAAGCTCGTGCGTATATGGAAGAGTGTCTGTCGATGGCTCCCAAGTGGTGCCGTGATGTGATTCCAGTAGCGTGCGAGACGGGTGTAGGTAAAAGTTATGGAGACGCGAAGTAATGACCAAAGTAATGCCCTTGTCTTTCAGTAGGCTGTCTACGTTTGAGCAGTGCCCCGCGCAGTTCGATTACCTGTATGTATCCAAGCGGGTAGTCAATGAGAGCAATGAGCACTCTGATTATGGCGACCGTGTGCATAAGGTGTTGGAAGCCAAAGGTAAGGGCACGCTTGACGAAACAAAACTAAGCGCAGAAGAGTGGAGTTCCCTGCTGAGATGGGGGCATATCGTAGATAAAATTATCTCTATACCGGGAGACAAATACTATGAACACCAAATGGCGGTTAATCGTAACCTCACACCCGTTGGATGGTTCGACTCCGACGTATGGATTAGGTCTATTGCCGATGTGCTGGTTGTGGACGGCGCAACAGCGTATTGCCTTGACTATAAGACGGGCAAAGTTAAGGAAAACCCAACGCAGCTTCAGTTGTTTGCGGCAATGGTTTTCTGGCATTTTCCCGAAGTCCAGACGGTTAAGACTTCTTTTATCTGGCTCAAGTTTGACGAAGTAACCAACGCCAAATACGAGCGACGCTTTCTGGGCGCACTGTGGGGCGCACTGGAGCCAAGGTTTACCAAGGTGCAAGAGATTATCGACTTGGGCGTGTTCAATACCAAACCATCCGGGCTGTGCCCGTGGTGTGCTGCAAAAGACATATGCCCTGACGCAAGACTGAAAGGAAGACGATGAGAGCAGAATTGAAGAAAGAAGCTGATGTAAAGAAAATAGTCAAAGACGCCTTAAGAGAAGTTGAGAAGTGTTACTGGTTTATGCCCCCGGCGAACGGGTTCGGTCGTGTAGGAATCCCAGACTTTGTTGGCTGGGTGAACGGCCATGCGTTTGCGATCGAGACAAAGTACGGCAAAGGTGAATGCACACCGAACCAGTTGCGAGAAATCCAAGCGGCTACTCAGTGCGGCGCGCAGGTGTGGATTGTGCGGGAGACTTCAGTAGAAGCGTGGGTTAGTGAATTTAAAGGATGGGCAGCACTATGCTCGTAATACCAGACAAACGTAAGATTATTATCAACAGCAGCGAGAACTCTGCCATCGCGCAGTTTATACCCCATGCCAAGACATTCCAGCATAACGGCGACAGTCTCGTTGCCCTGCCTTATGGCGTTGATGAGTCTATGGTTCTTCGCAACCTTGGTTTTCACGTGCCTGCGCCTATTCTGCAGTACTACCAGTGGCCGGGGCGGTTCGCCCCGATGGATCACCAGAAGGAAACCGCAGCGTTTCTGACGACTCATCGCAAAGCGCTGTGCCTTAACGCGCCGGGTACTGGCAAGTCGATCAGTTCGATCTGGGCTGCTGACTTCTTGCTGGAAGAGGGCGTGGCTAGGAAGGTGCTCATCATCGCTCCGCTATCTACACTGACGGTTGTCTGGGGCAGAGAACTGAAGCACCACTTGCCACACAGAAGTTTTGTTATTTGCACAGGCAACAAAGAGAAGCGGCAGCGGCTGCTAGAGCAGCCCGGCGTGCAGTACGTCATCATCAACCATGACGGCTTTACCAGTATGCACAAGGAACTGACTGGCTTTGATGTTGTGATCTACGACGAGGCTACAGCACTGAAGTCGCCGAGTTCTCAGCGGTACAAAATATTTTCTCGTTGGATGCAAGAGCACCAGCCGTGGCTGTGGTTGCTGACCGGCACACCGATCTCTCAAACGCCTGCTGACGCATGGACGCTGGCTAGGTTGGTGGGTTCGCCTACAGTGCCCAAGAGTTTCACCACGTTCAAAGACTTGGTGATGAAGAAAGTCACAACCTTCCGGTGGGTGCCACGCGAAGATGCGCTGGAGACTTGCAAAAAAGTGCTACAGCCGTCGATCAGGTTCTCGCTGGATGAATGCAAGGATTTGCCGGATACTAACTTCGTCGGACGCAAGACTGAGCTTACCAAGCAGCAAGAGAAAGCGTTCAAGGAAATGAAGGACAAGGCGGTGACTGTATTCGCTCAAGGCGAGGTCGCTGCGCCCAACGCTGCGGTGATGCTGTCGAAGCTTTTGCAGATTAGCTGCGGGGTTGTGTATGGGGATGTCGGTCCAATTGCAGTAGACGCGCAAGAGCGGTATAATACGCTTACTGAATTACTTGAAGAGATTGGCGACAAGGCCATTATCTTCGTGCCGCTCAAAGGCGTGCAGTTGTGGCTACGGGATAAGCTAATTGCGGACAAGTTCGACGTTGCGATGGTCAACGGCGACACATCCAAGAACGAGCGTAACCAGATATTTAATGACTTCCAGCACACTGACACACCCAAGATACTGCTAGCACATCCGAAGGTGGCCGCGCACGGACTGACGTTGACCCGTGCCAGAGACATCATCTGGTTTGCGCCGATCTATTCGTTGGAGCAGTATGAGCAGGCTAACGCAAGGATTCGTCGGTTGAACACAACCGGCAAAACGACTGTGTGGCACATCTACGCCACCAGCTTCGAAGCAGAGCTATACCGCCGGCTGCGTGCGAAGCAAAATACTTTGGCGGAGTTTTTGGCGCTGGTGCAAGGCGTCAACAGTGACGACGAGTGACTAGGAGGAAGTATGAATTACGAACTTGCCGCTGAGCGGTATATCAACGTGCGCAACGCTATCGACAAATTGGAGCGTGAGCACAAGGCAGCAAAAGCCGAACTTGCTGAGAAGCTTGCCATGTTAGAGAACTGGTTCACTGCCAAGGCGCAGGAGGACGGGTTGGACTCTATCAAGACATCGTATGGCACGGGCTACTGGTCTACGCACCACACTGCGACCGTTGCTTCGCGCGAAGAATTCTTTGGCTATTGCAAAGAAAATGACACATGGGATTTGGTCGAGGCCCGTGCGTCCAAGACTGGGGTTAAGAGTTTCATCGAAGGGCATGGCACTCCGCCCCCCGGTATTAACTTCTCGTCCACCCGTGTTTTTAATTTCCGTAAAGCTCAGAGCAAGGAGTAAATAATGAGCAACGTAACTACAGTACCAGCACACATCGCCGCCCGTATTGCTGCGCGCCAGCAAGCGGGTACTAAATCAAGTGTTGCAGCGGCTATCGTCAGCGACGGCCCAAGCATCCCGCGTATCTCCATCCGTGCCGGTCGTTATCGTCTGGTCGAGGATGGCGTCGAAACCCCAGTGGGCGTGACACTGGACACCATCATCGTCGGTGCTAATCCGCGCGTATCGAAAGTGTTCTATGGCAAGCAGTTCGATGCCTCGGCCTCTGACGTGCGTCCGGATTGCTGGTCGAACGATGGCTTGAAGCCCGACGTGTCTGTGGATAAGCCTGTGCACACCAGCTGCGCCGACTGCCCGCACAATGTTCTGGGCTCCAAGATTCTGCCCTCGGGTGCGAAGTCGAAGATGTGCTCCGACCAGCGCCATCTGGCAGTTGTGCCAGCGGCTGACCCGACCAAGGTATACAGCCTGACCGTGCCGGTTTCCGGCATGAAAGCTCTGCGTGAGTATTTCAAAGAGCTAGGTAACTATGGCATTGGTCCTGAAGAGGCGATCACTGAGCTCGGCTTCGATGACACCGCGAGTTATCCAAAGATCACGTTCAAGCAGAAAGGCTATGTGCCTGAAAAAGCTATGGCGCGTGTGGATACCATGTTGGACAGCGATCCGGTGAAAGTGGCTACTCGCCAAATCGCCCCGTCACAAGCAGGACCTGCACTTGCTGCGCCGCAGAAAGCAACCCAGATCGCCGCCCCAGCTACTTCAGCTGCGCCTCAACCTGTTGATGATGCGTATGAGGAAGAAACTCCAACGCCTGAAGTCGCTGCTGCCCCACCTGAGCAAGTGACTCCAAAGTCAGCAAAAGAGAAGCCGTCGGTTGCCCCAGTAAAAGCGTCGGATGAATTGTCCGCAAAGCTCGACAGCCTGTTCGACGAGTAATAGAATAGGTTCACGGGACCCCCCGGCTTAGGCCGGGGTTTTTTATCTGAGGGCATGGAATTGGATACTAAAAACTTTCTTACTCGCGTATTCGCCCAACGAGATGAACTAGTTGTAGCAACATGGAAGCCAGACCCTGCAGGTAATCTGAAGAACGGGTTCTTCTGGAATCGTGGTTCATTCTCGAATATTGATGACGCCGTTGCAGCCATATCGCAATGGGATCAAGAAAAAGAAACGACAGTCTATTTCGGCGTAGGCGCATTTGCAGGACATGACTATGTTGACGTTAATGGAAGAAAAAAGTGGAGACGCACTCAAGACAAAGCGACTTGGTTTAAGGCGCTGGCGCTTGATCTGGATATTGGAAGCGATAAGCCATATGCCACCCAGAAGGAAGGATGGGCTGCGCTCAGACTCGCGCTTGCTGCGATCAACTTCCCAACACCCATGGTCATATCATCTGGTCGTGGGCTGCACTGCTATTGGCCGCTTACTACGCCGATTAGTGCGGAGCACTGGACGAAAGCTTCTACAGCGTTGCGTATCGCTCTGGAAGAAAATGACGTAGTAATTGACACTACAAAAATTCACGACACATCGATGGTGCTTCGCCCCGTCGGTACTTATCATAAAAAACAACAGCCTTGGAAACTTGTTGAATGCAAACTCGACTGCCCCGACTACGATCCGATTCAGCTTTTCACTACGTTGAAGCCATGGTTCGGCAAAGCCACCAAACAACGACCTACCCAAAAGACTACGAAGTCGTCGATTGCCTCCGCCGTTTTGAACACCAACGACGTGATCGTGTCCGTCGTAGGTCAGCACTGCAAACAAATCCGAGCGCTACTTTCCAGTGGTGGGGTGACAGACGCATCGGGGAGCCCAGTGCAGGAGCCGATGTGGAGGGCGTCACTGGGGCTGGCTAAGCACGCTACCGATGTCAAAGAAGCTGTCATTATGCTGGCGGGGAAACATCCTGACTTTGATCTGAATGACAGCATGAATAAGATGGCTGGGTGGAAAGGCACAGGTCCAACCACTTGCGCCAAGTTCGAACAGCTGTGCATGGAAGGATGCAAGGGATGCCCACACAAAGGCAAGATCACCAGCCCTGCGCAACTATCATCATCGCCGACCAGCACCGTCATTGACGAACAAGGCGAAGCTATTGAAATCGAACTGCCCAAGCCATACGTAGAGAAAGACAACAAGATATTCAAAGAAGTAAGTATCGAGACTGAAGTCACAGACGCCAACGGCAATGCGGCAACAGTAACGACAACAGACTGGGAGTTGATATCGCCATATCCCATGCACATCACAGGTGTGTACAAAGATGGTGTATCAGGCAAGACAACATTCAGACTGGCTATTAAATACCCGATGACAGGGTGGCAGGAAGAAGATCACGAAGTATCAGTAATCGCTACGATCGGAAAGGATTTCGCAACCTTCCTACTCAATAGGCAGGTGTTTGGTTTAAAGGGCGTAGGCCAGCAGGAAAAATTACGAGGTTACTTAATGGACTACTTAACAATGGTGCAGCAACAGTCTCCTACCGGCGTCGATTTTGTCGCGTTCGGCTGGCAGGATGACGAGTCATTTTTGTGTGGCGAGAAGATCATCAACTCGCCCACGGGCAGTACAGACCGCCGCCTGCGCGGCGCGGCTTCGCGCTACTCAGAGATCATCAAGCCACATGGCGACCGCCAGACGTGGATAGACGCGATGAATATGCTCAACGAGCCGGGCACACATACACTGCGCTCCGCGATCGTGCTGGCGCTCTCTGGGCTGCTGGGCAAGGTATCTGGCAATGCTTCGCTGGTTGTGTCGATCTACTCCACAGAGACGACCACCGGCAAGACGTTGGCGTTGATGGGTGCCAACAGCCTGATCGGCCACCCGCGCGACCTGTTCATGACTAAGCTGGATACCAGCAACGCGCTGTTTAAAATACGTGGCGTGCTGAACAATCTGCCATGCACCATCGACGAGTTGACCACGGCATCTGACGAGGATGTGGCTGACTTGGCTTATAACCTGAGCCAAGGGCGTGAGAAGATTTCCATGTCCAAAGACCGGGAGATCAGAGAACCCGTCAAGTGGGATGGCCCCACACTGATTACGACCAACATCTCGCTGCACCAGAAGTTCGACAACGTCCAGACCAGCAACGACCCGCTGCGCGCCCGGGTGATCGAGCTCCACCACCATGACCGCACATTCATCGAGACGGACGCCACCGGCTACAGCAACGGCTATCGGTTCTTCGACCTGATCGCCAAGAACAATGGCTGGGCGTACCCGGAACTGGTCGAGGCCGTGGTAGCCATGGGTGGCCCTGAGCTTGTCTATAAGAAAGGCGTGGATGCTTTCCAGCGCCGGTTCAACTTCATGTTCGAGCCGCAGGAGCGGTTCTATCGATCGGGCATCATCAACGGCTGGATTATTGCCAAGATCGGCCAGAAGCTCGGTCTGCTGCCGTTTGACGTGGACGCCACAACCCAGTACCTAATTGACTGCGTGAAGCAGACCCGCAAGGACACCGAGGCTAGCAAGCAGGATGTGTTCGACACCATCGGCCAGTTCCTGCAAGAGCATAACGACCAGCTGATCGAGGTCACTGAGGTCTACGGCTCGGCCAAAGAGCAGGTGCATATCCCGGCGCCTGAGCGGGCTGTGGCAAGGATTAAGGTGGTCTACGACAGCAACACCCCCGTCATGCCGGGCAGCAACCTGACGATCAATCTGTCGGCGCTGAAGAGGTGGCTGTCAAAGACCAGAGACGGAGTCGATCGAGTAGTGCGGGAGTTGGAGCAGAACGGGGCATTGATATCTGCACGTGAGCGGGTTACTATGTTCAAGGGATGTCATAACCGTAATCCCGGACAGGCACACTGCCTGATTGTTAACATCAACCACCCGCGCTTTGTAGATGCGCTGACTAGCACTTCAGCCAGATTACAGAGTCCCGTGGCGCTAGCAGTGCTGCAAGGTGGACAAACTTAGGAGCTACCCATGCCACGTAACTTCCGACAGGAATATGATCGATATCAAGGAAAGCCCGAACAAATAGCGAATCGCGCGAAACGCAACGCCGCACGTCGGGAGATGGAAAAGAAGGGCGCGGTATCAAAGGGCGACGGGAAGGATGTGGATCACAAGACGCCCATCGCCAAAGGCGGTGGGAATGGAACAGGGAACCTGCGCGCAGTACCTA